TATGCCAGCCCGTTTGGGATGCCTTCAGCGATGCGGCCGCCATTTCCGCATTGCGTGGTTTTGCGACCTCAGCGGAATTGCTCGATGACCGCCGGCGATACGCACCCGTCGAATGGCAGACGCCAGAATGGGAGTGGGTCGATCCGCAATCCGAACAGACCGCCAGCGAAATGGCACTTAATTCGTTTACCGATACCTATCAGAACGTGCTCGGTTCGCGTGGTCGATCTTTCCGTAGCGTCTTCTATCAACGTGCGAAAGAGGAACGCATGAGAAAGAAGCTAGGACTGGTAACGCCAGAGGAACGCCAGCAGGCAATCAGTGCAGCACAAACGCAGCAAGCGACTCAAGCACAAGCCGCCACTCAAGCAGCCAAGGCTGAAGAACAGCGTCAAACCGGCAGCGGCGAAATGATGGGCTTGTCCACATTGCAGTTTAACCGCAACCGAAAAGCAATCGCCAAGACGCTCGAAGACCTAGCCAGCAAAACCATATCACAGACACAGGCCAGAGTGTTCTTGTCGTCTATCGGCATGAGCGCCGAGAACGTCGAAGCACTAATCAACGACGCGATCGATGGCAGCGTGGATACGCAGGTACCGGAGGCGACCGATGCCGTATAGCGTATCCGAAGACGCAGCGTGCCCGATCGATAAACCTTACGGCGTCGTCAAAGAAGACGGCGAAGTTATGGGTTGCCATTCGTCGGAGTTCGATGCCCAAAAGCAGGTCGCAGCACTTTACGCGAGCGAAGGCATTGAGCGTGCCAAGTACGACGATATCGACTTTACACCACCGAAAGGCGTCCGCGAAGAGGCTCAGCAAGGGCTTGATTGGCGAAAAGAACATGGCCGAGGTGGAACAGCGATTGGCATCGCACGGGCACGCGACCTATCGAACGGCGTCGCAGTTAGTCCCGAAACGATTCGCCGGATGGTGAGCTATTTTGCACGGCACGAAGTCGACAAAAAAGGCGAAGGCTGGAGTCCTGGCGAAGATGGATTCCCAAGCAATGGCCGAATCGCTTGGGCGCTTTGGGGCGGCGATGCGGGCCAAACATGGAGTGCGAAAATCGCAAAATCGATGGACGTTCGCGACGAAGTAAAACGACTTTCGACGATGCCGAGAATCAAACGATATTTCGACGCACCGCGCGACGGGAAGGCAGTCATCGCCACCGAGACGCCGGTTGATATTTACGATCCGCAGCGAGGCCACATGAAGCAAGTTTTGCTGATGGATGGCGTTCGATTTCGCAATCGTCGACGACAACTACCGATCGTTGATTCGCATGACGATAAGACGGTGCGAAACGTCTTCGGCTCGATTCGCAACATTGCCATCGAGGACGGGCAGCTCGTCGGCGTGGCAGAGTTCGCCAGCGATCCAGAATCGCAGGTCGTTGCAACGCGATACGCCGAGGGACACCTGACCGACTTCTCGATTGATGCCGTGATTATCGATCGACAATACGTACAGCAAGGGCAGACATACACGACGAAACGTGGCGTCGTGATTGACGGACCAGCGGAAATTGTGACCGCTTGGGAACCGCATAACGCGAGCATTTGCGCAACGGGCGCAGATCCGAACTCCACGGTTAGACGGTCATACGACCAGGAAATGGAAAGGAAAGCGAGTATGGATGAGTCCATGATGGCTCAACTCAAAATGCTTGGTCTGCCGGACGGCGTGACCGACCCGATGGAAATTATCAAGTTCTTGGCAGATCACATGCCAAAGCCTGAGATCGAAATCGAATCGATGGAAAGCCCAAAACCAGAAGAAGTTGCTCGCGAAATGATGGGTGACGAAAAGAAGGTCGAAATGATGGCAAGCGAAGAAGTCGAGCGACGGATGAAAGTCGATCGCACCCGACGCCAAACCATCTACAGCGACGTGAAGCTCGCGAAGCTCGAACGAGCCTTTGCCGAGCAATTGATTGATGCCGGGGTAACAGTGGAAATCGCACGTGAAAGGATCATTAAGAGAATGGCAACTCAAGAGCCAGTTGGAAGCTCACACAACGATGTGCGCGTAACTGCCAGTGAGCAGGATAAATTTGAGGCAGCGGCATCGGCTGGCTTAATACAGCGATGTTTTCAGGCCGGCGGCATTCGCAATGCCAAGGTTGAACGCGTCCAAGGCATGGAGGATTTTGCCAATATTGGATTCCGAAAGCTGGCTGCATTGTGTGTCCGTCGGATGGGGATTGATCCAGACAAGTACAACGATGGTGATGTAGCACGAATCGCAATGGGGAGCGAGTCTACGCTGAACCGATTGCGAATCCGACGTCAAGACGCGCCGTATCACACCACTGGATCATTCGCAAATCTTTTGCTAGACGCAGCGAACAAAACGCTACGCGCAGCATACGATGAAGCACCGTATACTTGGAGCTTGTGGGCACGACAAGCGGCAAGCGTAAGCGATTTCAAGAATATCAATCGCACGCAGCTTGGTGAATCTCCAAACTTGGAGATGGTACCTGAAGGCAAAGAGTATCCTGAGAAGACGATCACCGATTCTCGCAGAAGTTACAAGATTGAAAAGTACGGTGCTGAATTCTCAATCTCTTGGGAAACCGTCATCAACGACGACCTTGACGCACTCAGCCGAATTCCAGCGATGCACGGTAACGCAGCTCGGCGCACGCAGGAAAAAGCAGTCTATGATGCACTGCTTGCCAATCCGCTGATGCCAGACGGATTTGCTTTGTTTTCGTCCTCACATCCAAGCGGAACGAATGTCACAGCCACAACTGCAGCAGCGCCAGGAGTTACAACGCTTAATGAAGCCTTTGAGCTTATGGGCAAGCAAAAGGGATTGTCTAGCGACGTGTTCCTCAATCTTGTGCCGCGAACCTTGTTGGTTCCATTACGTTATAGCGGAACAGCGCTGGAGTTGATTAACAGCCAGTCGTATACAGTTGCAAACGGCAACAGCGGCGTGGTCAATATCTACGGTGTCAATGGGGTTCGCCCATTACAAGTCGTAACAACTGCACTACTCGACGCAAACAGCGCAACCAACTGGTACGCGATCGCAGATAATACACAGATTGATACAGCGGAAATCACCTTCCTCCAAGGTGAAGAATCGCCAGTTTTGGAAAACGACTGGATCATGAGCAAAGACACGTACGTCTATAAAGTTCGTCAATCTTTCGCAGCGGCAATCATTGATCATCGTGGTTTCTTTTCAAACCGCTAAGCAATGAATGAACTTTACGATTCCATACAAAAAAATATGAGGTACCAGCAAAGTGAATAGTGACGTAAGAGATTTTGAGATTTTTCGAGAAGACTTCAACGGCGCAGTTGCGACGTTTCCAACATCGGCGGACCCTGCCACCCCTTGGCTAGTTGCTGATACGTCAGCAGCGGGAACGCCGGTATATACCAAAGGTACCAGCGAAGCGACCCTTACGCTGGCGGCGACAAGCGAAGTGGAAAACGTATGCTTATCGTTCGGTGATGCGCTTGATTTTGATATCGACGATTTGCAGCGTGTCGAGATGAGAGTCAAGATTAGCGCGTCGACTATGACTAGCGGTTCGATTTTGTGTTTCGGTGTTGCCTCCGCACGTAACGATACAGCAGATAGCGTGACCGCAAACGCTTGGTTCCGTATGGAAGGTGCCAATAGCACGACCCTGGTTTACTGCGAGACCGACGATGGCGTTAACGACAACGACGATAAATCGTCTGGCGTTACCCTTGGAACGACCTTTAAGGAGTTCGTCATCGATTTCACGGGCGGTAAAAGCAACGTCAAGTTCTTAATCGACGGCCAGCGAGTCGCAAGCACAACAACCTTTGATATGAGCAACTATAGCAGTGGGTTACAGCCTTTAGTGCAAATCCAAAAAGCTGCAAACACCAACACAAACGGAGTTGTTGTCGATTATTTCAAAATCGTTTGTAAGCGTGGTTGATTATGACGCTTCGCCAGATGATCGAAGATGATTCTGCAAAACTTGTATCGACGAGTGATTTCGGTGAATCGGTCGTGTACCGAACCCGGAATAACGTCGCACGAACAATAAATGCAGTCGTTTTTCGGCAACTGGCGGAACTCCTAAGCGAAGACGAAAATCGGTCGGTGACAGTGTTCGAGGTGCACGTTGTCAACAGCAGCACGCTTGGCATTGCATCGACCGAAATTGACCTCGGCGGCGATACGCTTGATATTGCCGAGCGAGTCGACAAGACAGCCAGACCGCGAGCCATTGTGCAGATTCAAGAGCAGGACGAAGGGATGCTTGTACTGAGATGCCAGTAGCAGAGCCAGATATTGTCGAAATCCTCGAAACGATTGAAGAACGGCTCAGCCATCTTTTGGCCGAAGAGATTGTGCTTCCGAGTCGTGAGAATTACGACGATGGCGATGTTGGCATACCGCAGAGCCCAAAGGATAAGCAAATCGTTGTTAGCCTTGGAGATTGCACACGCATACCGGAGCTGGACTTGCCAGGAAATCCGCCAAGGGAATGTTGGGAAATCGACTATCGAATTCGATTGCGGCTGATGCCAAGTGAAACCGACCAAGAGTCGATCGATAAAAAACTGATTCGTTTCGTGCGTGATGTTCGGCGTGCGATCACAGGTGCAACCGCCTACGATCCAGAGTGGCACACGTTCGGCGGCGAAGCGATCGATGCGGCGTGGGGTTCAACGATGCAGCGATTGATACACGACGGCACAAGTCAAAGCGATGGCTACGTGCTATCGCTGCTTGTTCGGATTCGTGTAACTCCAGGTGCCTTATGATTTCGATGAACATTCAGGCCAAAATCGAAGAACTCGAAAAGGCACTCGGAGAGGATGCACCGAAAAAACTCAAGCGTGAAATCAAGATCGCACTAAACGCAGCCGCGAAGAAAACAGAATCGTTGCTGGCGAAAGAGATCTACAAAGAGATCATGGTTTCGCAGAAGGCAATCAAGAAAGACATAAACCAAGTTGCTAAAGCTACAGAAGACAAGCTAACCGCCACAGTTCGCCAAAAAGAAAACGCAAGACTTTCGCTGAAGGAATTTCGGCCACGGCAAAACAAAAAAGGTGTTCGCTATCGAGTCAGTCGAAAATCGGGCGGCAAGTTTATCGCAGGAGCGTTTATTTCCGAAGCACTTGGCGGACACGTTTACAAAAGAGTCGGCAAAGCGAGAACGCCGATTGACAAAAAACATGGTGTATCGCCTTGGGGCGTAACGGTCGTGAACAACCTGGACAAGCTCATTGTGGAACGCGATATCGAGCCAACGCTTATTAAGCAGATTGAGCGACGAATACAAGCAGTCAATTTCAAGAAATCGCAAGGGTAAAAATAGATGCCACTACTGAAAAAAATTCGTACGCTTGCCGCGAAGATCGAAGCGACGCCAGGGACCGCAGAATCACTAACGGCCTCGGAAGGTGTTTTCAATGCTTACGACATCATGCTACAGCCTTCGATTGCGATGACGGATCGCGAAGGCAGCGGTTCATTCAACTACCTAACCGCCATCACTGAAGGCCAAACGGCAACAGTGACGTTTCGCACTGATATACCTTGGGATGGCACCGCAACCGAGCCAACCATTTTCTCGGTGCTGATGCCGGCGTGCGGCTGGACCGAAACCACCAACGTCTGGAAGCCACGAAGCGAGGCACCGGGCACGAACGTCAAAACGCTGACACTTGGCGTATACGTCGATGGCCTGCTCAAGACGATCAAAGGTGCAGTCGGCACTTGGGTAATGACACTGCCAACAGGCCGATTGATTACGATCGAGTGGACGTTTACGGGCGTTTACGTTGAGCCAACATCGACAGCGATTATTGCGCCGACATACCCGACAACGAACCCGCTCAAGTTCACGTCGGCTGCCGCTTGCACATTTAACAGTGTGGCAATGCCGGTCGAACAGATCACGATTACCGCAGGCAACGAAGTCATCATGCTCGAAGATCCGACGCAGGCCAGCGGATTCATTCACGGAATCATCGTCGATCGTCGGCCAACGATCCAGGCGAATCCCGAATCGGTTTTAGTTGCGACGCAAAACCGGCACAACATCTGGACTACCTACACGCCGTACGCAATACAAATTACGCTCGACGGGCCAAGCACCTCGACGCTAGGAATCACCGCACCGAAAGCACAGATTCTCAATATCCAAGAAGCAGACCGCAATCGCGTTGTGGTGGATGATATTGAGTTCTTGTGCACCAAGAACGGCGCAACGCAAAACGAAGAACTGTACTTTACATTTACACCGACCTAGTGAGATGTTATGGGCTTTTTACGACCCGGCGAAGAATACGAGATTGATTCGACGATTGGACCAATAACGTGCAAGGCATTGAGTTTTCAGCAACAGCGCGAATTGATTCGGATCGTCAAAAATCTGCAAACAAACACCGATCCAGAAGAGGCGATGAACCTCGTTGAGAAAATCCTTGAGAAAGCGATTGTGCGTTGGTCGATTGGCGAAGCGTTTTCAGTGGCTTTACTGCTTGAAAAGATTAGTTTCCAGGAAGCAATGGGGATCGGCAAGAGAATCACCGAAGGCGGCAAGCTCTCGGAGATAGAGAGAAAAAAGTCAGAATAGCGGCACTGCTTTCGCGTGGCGAGCTTTGCCGAGGTTGCGGAAAAACATGCTACGAAATATCGGCACCAGGCCAGCGAATCGAAATTGAGGACAGTGACGATCCGGGCAGCGTGTGGACACTTGGAGAGTGTCCGCGACGATTCGTGCAAGAAATAGTTGACGAAGTGAATCTGGCACAGCTTGCCGACAATCACCTACCGGCGACAGGCGGCGTACTTGATCAGTCGGCATGGTGGGTCGAATTGTGGCTAGCGTTCCGCAGTGATTGCAGTCAGATTGACCAAGATAGAATAGAGCGAGAAAGATCACGGCATGGCTGACGTAAATATAGTAATCGGCGCGCAGGACATGGCATCGAGTGTCATGAAGAATATCGCAGCGCAAACAAGAGTTTTTGGCGTCACAGTTTCGTCGATGTCGAAAAGCGTTGTCAGCAGCACGCAGGCTATGTCGGCAGGATTTACGTCGCTTTATATGTCGATGCTGCCACTGCTAGGCGTCATCCTGACAATGCAGGCCGCATTTGCGGTGTTCAGGTTTGGTGCGGCTTCTGTTCAGGAATTCATTGCCGCAGGAACTCCAGCAGGCGTCGAGCTAAAAGAAGCACTCGATATTGCTGGTGTCGCACTTAAAAACTTGATGGTTGTAATCGGTGGCGTTCTTGCGCCAGTGGTGAAAGCAGGTGCCGAGATATTCATAGTTTTATCGCAAGCTATTTCGCAGTCACTTACGCCAGCAGTCGGTGGAATGCAGTCCACATTCGAGGCAATTGCACCCTATATCGACGCATTCAAAGTCGGCATGATTGCCGCGATCACTGGCATTGAAGTCGGCATTAAAAACTTCGATCAGGTATTCGCGTACGTTACGCAGTCACTACAGCTTCGCATGGTCGAAATTGCACTTGCAGTCGGAACGTTTTTTCTCAAGACGGCACCGCAGGCGATTTTTAACTTTGCGATGATGGTTGGACAGGTGATTCCGAAGGTTCCGAAAATCATTTACGACGCATTCGTGACGATCTTTGGTTCCATTCAGTCTGTCATGCTTGGGCTACAAAAAAAGATTTTTGAAGTCTTCCAAGCGATTTGGGACTTTATTAAAAGTGGCGGACAAAATGCTGTATCAAGCTCGGCAATGGATTTTGCGCAGCTTGCTGCACAGCAAATACAGGCCGCACAGACCGAAGCAGCAAGGCAAGTTGAAAGCCTAGCCTTTGGGCAAGGCTTAGCAACCAATATGCTCGATGGCCTTGAGTCACAGCGAGATAATCTTCGAGCCGGTATAGCAGGGACAGCAAGCGACCTTGCTGGAGAATTTAACGCGACTTTCCAGCAGCGTTTATCGGCACTTCAAGCACCAGCGCTGCCGGCACCGGAAGTCAAAAAAGAAGAAGAGAAACAGAAGAAAGCCACCGAAGGACTAGCCAAAGTCGCAGAGGCTCAGGCGTCGATTGCACAGCAGTTGACCGCCAGCGAATCACGATTGCTAACGCGCGGGCCGAGTGAAGGGCCGATGCAGTCGGTTGCACAGGCATCGCAAAAAACCGCAGAAGCAGCCGA